TTTTCTTCATTGTGTTGATAGTTTTCTGCATAAATGCTTCAACTTCAGCAGGTGGAATATTACCTACGTTAATGTAGAAAATACGTTTTTCTGGAGCGCGGGCAATACGGTGGATAAGCATCGCATCTTCCATCAACACATATTGCTTAAATAAGCGACGTCCTGGTTCAAGATATGAACGACCATAAGGAAGATAGTTAACATCTGTTAATAAACGGAAGTGAGCTATCTCGTAGTTATCAAATACAATTTGATTATCAGTCGGTTTAGTATTTGGGGTAGCATAGTAGCCTGAACCACCAGTATAGTATCCATCAGGAGAGTAAAGAAATTGTACTTTAGCTGGGTTTTCCATATCAAAGTTTTCGCGTCTTTGAATATGATATGCTGTATAAGGGATTACATTATAAACACCAAATTTTTCTGCAATTTCTAATTTTAAGAAAAAGTCACCATACTTACACATTTGGCGAGTCCAAGACCAAAGGTTAAACTCAATGTTAAGTACATCATAAAATAGGTTGTAAAGAATTTTCTGAATATCGTCATTGCTACTTCTAATTTGAAGTACTTCACCCATATCATTCTTTAAAGTACATTCATCCGAAATGATATCAAGAGCAGAAGCTACAATAGCGTCTGTATCCATTGTATCATAGTCACTATATAAATAAGTTCTAAGATACTGGTATTGTAGATTAAATTGGGATCCTAAAAGAGATGTAGAAGCAGGGTTGGTATAAATTTTTCCAAATCTATCTACTAATGAGTTAGTTTGAAATTCACCACTAGTTTGAATGTGATCAGTGTCAACTACTTTAAGTTGACTTCCCCCCTCATTTCTGATGATTACATCAGTTGAGAAGAGTCTTCTTAATCTTGAAAATATACTAGTATCAGCCATTGCTTATTTTATTATCATAAATATCAAAGAAGCCAACGGAGATCTTCCTGTTGGTTTCCTATTTTTTGTGTATAAGGATTTTGAACAGCATTACCTGAATATACTCCTCCTTGTGTTTTTGTCATACTACCTAAAGCGGCTCTAGTCATGTCTAAACCTTGTTGTTGGAATTTAAGTGAAGTATCTCTTAAAAGCATACCAATACCAAACGACATTACTAAATCATCGTTGTATCCACCTTGTGCTTCTGGACGTCCGTTTTTCCAAATGAATACTTTCATTTCTTCTAGTAAACGTTTTGATTGGATTGTTACAGAATGGTCACCAACGTATTCTCTAAATTTGTTTACCACTAAAGGTCTGGTTTTTAAAGACATTGTAAAACCAGGAGTTAAATTGTTGCCGTATTCATATCGGTTAAAATACGAATCAGCTGTTACTAAGTCACTCTTAGGTGACTGGTAGAAGTTCTGATAGCCGCGTTCTATAACAGTTTCAATAGTTGCCCAACCTACTGATGCATTTTCTATCACTAGTAGAGCATTGTTGTATTCAGAGGCTAAACCTACAAGAAAATGTCCAAATTCTTTTGGTGATAATTGTCCTTTATATTCAGCAACTTGTGTATTGGTTTCAATATCCATTACGTGACACGCTGAAAAGTCTCTACCATCACCTCTAGCTACGTCAGCTACTACCATGTAATCTCGCGTGTAAGAGGCAGGTTCCCATACCCATAGGTTTTTGTCTGCTCCGCGTCTTTCAACCGGTTCTTTAATGGTAGTTTGCGATATAAATTCGATCCACTCTGGGTAAAATACTGTTTCACCTGAGGTGCTAAAGTCACAGTCACATTCCTGTGCTGCCATTCTAGGATCACCTAAAAGTTCATTTTGTTTCTTTCTCCACGCTTCGTCCCTCTCCGGGTGTACATACCAAGGTAACTTGATAGGTAAAAAGTCGTTCTCCTGTGCTTCCGCTCTTACCCATGTCTGGTGAAACCAGTTTCCAGTTCCATAAGGGGTTGAAAGTACTATTGCTCCACCACCCGTGGCAAGTGTTTGTTGTGCTGATGCCCATATTTCTCCAATGTTTTCAATAAATGCGGCCTCATCCACTATCAGCAAAGATACTGCTTCTGATCGACCAGCATCACCAGCTGCGGATACTGCTTTGATTTGAGAACCGTTATTTAATCGTAACGTTAATTTGTTGTTTTCGTCTGCTGGTACTTTAAGCCATGAAGGTAAATTCTCGTACATGAATTTTACCTTAGTTACCATGTTTTTAGCTGTTTCTTGTTTTGTAGCTAAACAAAGTACGTTTTTGTCTTTGTGGAATGTCATCCACCAAAGTGAATACCCTGCGGCTAATGTAGAGATACCTAGCTGGCGGGATTTAAGTACAATGGAATATGGGTTATCTTTCCATAAATTAAGTACTTTACCTTGGAAAGGGTATAGATTAAAGACAACACGGCCACGTTGGGGGTGTTGGATATAACAATATTTACGCATAAAGTGTGCTGGGTCTTGAGCACACTTAACATATTCTTGTTGGATTATTTTTCTTAGATCTTGATCACTCATAACTTTATAGTAGGAATATTAGGGTTACCCCTACAATCCCGGTTCCTAAACCTAATGCTGCCCCTCTCCAAAAATTGGATCCTTTTTCTCGTTTAAGGGCTTGTATTTCATCGTCTTTTAATCGTATTTGTAAATCTTTTTCTTTAACCACTCCTTTGCAATCATTTAGACGACCAACAGTATTTTCATACTCTTGCTCTCTAATAGCCATCAATTTACGAAGATTTCCAATGTCACGCAAGTAACTTTGCTTTTCTTGTTGACAAAAATCACCTGTTTCTAGATCAACCATAATCTGGCGAACTATAGATTCAGGAAAGCATATTAACGTATCGCCATTAACGACTGTAACGCTTTGAGAAATAGCCGGGAAGCTCATCAGTAGAAAGCTTGCCAAGCTCAGCCATTTTTTTATCGTATTCATTTTTTGCTTTTTTACGTCGTTTTTCTTCTTTGTCAAGTTCTACTAAAACAGAATCGGCTTGTGCACGTAGTTTTACGTTTACTGTCTCTAAAGAATCAGAATGGTCCTCTAGTTTTTTAATTCTAGCTTCGCTCTCTACTCGTTGCTGTTTCAATTGTTGTTGAAATGCCTTTTTATATGTGTTAGGCATCATGAACATTTGAAAAAGGATAACCCCCAGCAAGGTGATTATCACCAATAGCTGGGGGTTCTTTTTAATTAGGGATAGCATTATTTTAACTTAGCTATAGCTGCATCAATAGCAGGCTTAGCTTTTGCCCATTCAGCAGCATATATTTCTTTATCTAATACACGGTTAGCGGCATCTACAACACCTTTGTCTCTTAAACCTTTCAAGAAGGCTTTAACCATTTTAGTTTTTTCTTGTTGGCGAAGTTGAGAAATTTTGCTTTTCTCTACTTTACCACCTGAGCTAGCAAGTGATCTTAATTCAGCATCAGATGGACCTTCTTTATCGTCAGCGTAGTATTTTCTATCATCGCCCATTTTATATGTCTTTTGGGTTGCTTTTTTAGCAGCAGCAGACATTTTTGGAGTAGCAGATTTAGGACGGCCACGCATTCCACCTTCTTTTTTCTCTTTTTCAGGTTTGTTTGGATCAGCTTTACGACCGCGTTGACCAACTTCTCTTTCGCCTCTTACTAAGTCGATAAATTTGTTAAGTTGGTTATCGAATAGATCATCGTCTGGTCCTAGAGCTGCTTGAACATCATCATCGGTTTTAATAGCCTTACGAATATCTTTCTTTTCACCGTCTTTGTTCTTTTCGATTACTTTTTCGATTGCTACTTTTAGATCACCTGCAATTTTAGCCATTTCGTTAAGAGCCTCATCTTCAGCTACTACTTTAACTGTATCACCAGGTTTTAATCTGTCTTTGATTTTATCAACCTCTCCAGCTTTAGACTGAAACTCGGCTTCGTTAAGCTCACTGATGATCATCTCGCGGATAGCAGACTTTAATTTAGATATTTTCATCTCTAGATATATTATAGTTTTCTTATAAATATTACAGAGAAAGTGTCTCTTTAATTTGTTGAATGCGATTTTCAGTAGTTCCTGAAATGCTGTGAAAGTTTTGTATTCTGTGTTTGTTTGACTTAATAAGATGGTTAATTGTAAAATCAATTAAGTTACGATATTCCAGATTTGTTTCGCGTACACCATTATTTTCCATCTCTACACCCTCAGGAGATACATAAAAGATATAATCATATTCTGAAATAAAATTACGAGCAAAATCAGTAAATGCCTCTTTATCAATATGATTTATTGTTTTAGATGCAATTGCAAACGCCATAACATCAATTACAGTACGATCTGTAATGATATTTTCTTGTATAAGCTCCATAGCTCGTTCAGCTAAAAATACTGTTTGACCTTTTAGTGTTGAGTCAGTATTTAATGGAATGCCTTGTTCCATCAAATATTTTGAACGCTCAGTCCTGAAAGTATAATCTTTAAATTCAGGTAGCTCTTTAAGAGCATTTACAAGTGTAGTTTTACCTACACTCATTGTCCCACATAATCCTATCTTCATACTCTCCAAAAATACAAAAAGCTTTGATTACCGGCAATGGATACATGAAAATTAAAACCATATTGGTGAATAGTTTTAATAAATTCTGTTCGAGCTTCTTCAGAATACCCAAATACATCTTCGTGATATTCAATAAAAATTTTACTAATTTTAGCCCAAGTTTCTGGTTGAATTGAAGGGATAAGTTCTTTTTCTCCACCTTCAATATCAATTTTAAGATAGTCTATTTTTTCTATATTATTACGTTCAATAATATCTTCTAAAGTAGTACATTTTAATATGCGTTTTACTTGCCAATTAGGCCACATACTAATTTCCATAAACCCTTTTTTATTAGAAACAGCAATATTTTCTAGTGTCCAATTTTTACCTGAGTTTTTCTGAAGAGCTTTAAATACATCTGGGTCAGGTTCAACAGCATAAATTTTAGATGCTCCTTTACTTTCAGCATAAGCACAATTCATACCAATATTAGATCCTAAATCAACATAGATATCTCCTGGGTTAAGTTGGAAAAATTCGTTATCTAATTCTTTATGAGTAATGTTAGACCAATGCATAGCAGCTTCCCACCCAAGTTCTGCTTCAGCTTCTGCTTGAGAAATGGTATGAAGGTTCATACTAGAAAAATCAATCAATTTGTCATTTAAAGACCAAAATTTAGTTAAATCTCTAGATACTACAACTTCTGGCAATTGCTGTTGAATAATTTCATTTACAAAATCATCTTGTGAACTGCCTGGTATAATACGATAACTATCTTCTTCATAGTGTTTAGTAGATACTTCAAAAATAGTAGCGCCTTCAGTTAATGCTGTAAGCTGGTGGGGTTGACCTCTTTCAAGATCAATTATATCTCCTTCTTTAATAGTTACAGTTTTAACAGCTGCTTTTTCAGTATCGACCCAACTGTATTCAAATTCTCCTTTAGCTACATACCACGATTCTTTTTTAATCAAATGGTAGTGCATTGAAAACTTTTTATCTTTACCAAATACTAGGAGTTTACCACAGTATTCTTCATCATTAATAATCCAAAGCTCATGTCCCCAAGCTTTTTTATAAAAGTCACCTTGACGAGGTACTGGTTCGTATTTATGTCCCATTAGAATCGAGTTGTTCCGCGCATTGATGGATTTTTGTACCAAGGTAAGCCTTCTCTATTTTTACGGGCTTCTTCCCACTGCTCAAGTGTTAGTTGGCGACCATATAAATGATATTCTTTTTTATATTCTGATTCTTCACCTTCGATAGGTTGAACCGCTGGTCCATCCCAATTGTGGTATTTCCAAGCATCACTACCACTTTCTTTAAAGAAATAGTGGTGTGCCCCTTTAGATCTCATTCGGCGTTCTTCGTAAATTGTTTCTTTTTTCATACTGCGTAATGGCTTAAAAATTCCGGATATTCGGTATCGCGAAGGTAATAAGAAAGAATGTCCTCGGCAACGTATATTGCCTGAGCTCCTGAAACTGTTATACCTCTAGCTGATAAAGCATCACCTACAAAGTGTACATTTGAGAACTTAGTAAGAGATAAGTTACGGTAGTTTACAAGTGGTTCTGGTGAAAGATATTTTACCTCGGGAACGTAAATACCCCAATCGTCTTGTAGTGTTGGAAATACTTTTTTCATATCCTCGATAAAATCCATAATATAGCTCCAATATTCACCCATTACGTTTTCTACTCCACTTAAATTATCGATTTGGAAAGCTGATACACCATTGCCTTCTGAGGTAGTAGAGGGGATTCGAGTAGGTGAATAGTATAAACCAGTACCACCAAATTGAAGCTTGTTTACCACATCACGTGACCAAGTAAATGGATCTTCAATACCATTGATTTCCATCAAGATGCCAAAATTGGTCATCCCGTTTAGATATTTTGGATCTTTTTTAGCGTGGCCGTTATAGCTATGATCTCCATATGTTTCCTCTACAGCAACGTAAGCAGCATTGTTGTTTGTACAGAATGAGCGAAGCGAAACACCTTTATCTTCAAATTTGCGATACAACTTAAAGTCGTATGAAATATCAATTAGTTTTTGGAAGTGTTTTTGTGGTGCTTCAAATCGAACACCAATTTGTACTGATTTGGGTTCATCTGGTAGGGTATATTCGTTTGCTAATTGTTGAGCAAAATCAATACCTGATTTACCTACAGCAAATATAAGTTCATCATAGTCTAAAGTAGATATATTTAGTATAGGATTTGTAAGGTTAGTATAATTAACTTTATTAGCAATCATGGCTATCCCTGTTACTTTATTTTCCCAAATAAATTTAACACCTTTAGACACTAAATAATCGTACCAGTTTTTAGCAATTTCAGATAGGTAATCTGTACCTACGTGCCATACAGGAAACAATCGTAAACCGAAGTATGGTTTAATGAAATCTGGTTCTGTATCTGGATTTGAACATTGTACTTCCTCTGGTTTAGGGTGGAAACGCTTAAAATTGGTGATGACTTGATCCATCAATTCCATTGCTTTTTCCTCACCACAATACTTAGACAATTGACCTCCAATTGCTGTGTGATAAGTTAATTTACCATCTGACCAACCACCTGCTCCTAAAAACCCTGTCATTACCTCTTCGGGTAAGCGGGTATATGGGTCTTTACCCATATCAATGATTGTGATTAGTTCACCAGGATAACCTTTATCTACAAGTTTGGTAGCAGCATTCACTCCTGCCACACCTGCACCTACGATTACAATTTTCTTTTCCTTCATATTTCTATTTGTTACGCGTTAAGATAATTAAAGAGAGCCGGGACTCAAAATTGAGGCCACAGCTCTCTGTAAATTGTTCTAAGCGACTGGCTATGAATCAGTCTAAATGTATTTTGACCTTTAAGGTGCCTTCACCTTTCCAAGCCCTGTGCCATTTGTGGCGCATCATAAATATACGCATTTTAGGTTCAAGGTCCAAAGGCAATTGATCGTCAAATTGCATTTTCCAACCTTTTCCTACCTCTAAAATTTCTATTGTACGATCCTCGTCATCGCGGTGCCAAAGTAGCTCAATCGGATCTATGTTCTCGTTGAACTCTCTGATAATGTATTGTTCTGTAACCTCTAAATCTTTATACGGTTTCATTCATATCGTAATAAAAAGAATCTCCATCTTCAGTAATCCATCTATCAGATTGATTTTCCACGCTTGGAAGTTCTGTATCTACTTTATATTGCTTTAAATCCTCTGGAAGTGGTTTAGTTACCCAGTTTGAGTCTTTCCAGAATATTCTATTATTGGGCATACACATTAAATATCCTTCATCGGATTCAAATATATGACCACATTTGTAATCTGTTGGTTCATCGCTGTATGGATTATTAAACCAATCTACAGTAAACATATATGTGCCCCAAACTTTACTTCCGTCTCTTAAAACAATTTGTGCTCTGTGGTATGCTAAAAAGCTATATTCTATAACAGCTACGTTTTCACTAAAACAATCCCATAACTGTTTAAAGTTAAAGGGAATATCGTTTGTTGGAATTTCTGTATAAATTTCGGAAAGTGGAACACGAGAACGAATCATTCCGTTATCTGTCATAACGTGGAATGTTAATATAGTTCCTGCGCAAGATTGAAGACCAAAAACGTATACATTATAGAATTCGTTATGGTCTTCTTGGTTTTTTGTAAAATATGATTTACGAACTAGCGCTTTAAAGCTAGGAATGTTTGCGTTAAGCATTAATTTTCTCTGATAAGTAGTTCACCTAGTACCTCTAAACGACCAACTTCACGTTGGAATTCTGTTTGGGTCATATCTAATGATATTTTTTTATAGGTTTCATCAAATTCTTTTTTAGCTGCTTCTTTATCAAATTTACCTTTTATAGCTTTTTTATAGTAGGATGGTTTAACATTAAAGTGGGTGTATGTTAATAAAGCATCGCCGCCTTTTTCTTTAGCATTAGCTATAATTTTTTCAGCACCTGCTAAACGATTTTCAGCAAATGTTTCAAAGCTTTCTTTAGCTTCGGTTAGTAGTTGAAGCAATTTAATCATATCACCAAAATCCTGAAAAGTTAGACTTAAGTCCTAATAGTTTAGCATAACGTGGTAGACGGCAGCTCCAATATGAAGCCTTTGTTCTATCTTTTTTATTTTTACAATCGTGGCGAGCTGCAAATGCTCTACGTGCTTCTGGGTTATTAATCTTAGCTGATAAGCCGGTTGTATCACCAAATGATACTTTTTTAATTCCACCCCCAGGTTTTCTTACGTAAACGTAGAATTTTTTAGAACCTCCACGTTTTGGTTTACCAATTGGAGGATTTTTCTTTTTCTTGTCGGCTTCGTCTATTTCCTGCTCTTCAAAGATAAAATCTAAAGGTACTTTTTGATTCTCGTATAAACCGAAATGACCTAAATCGGTTTCAGTTAGTATCTCTAAATCATCTCCTTGTACCTCAATGATGTTGCGGCTATATAAAGCGCGTGCTTCTGCCCATAAATTAAAATAGCTCTCCGAGCCTGCACGGTACACGTGCTCTGTAAGAGGTCGTGCGTTATCTAAGTGATATTTCAACCCTTCGGAAAGAATTGCTCTTGGTGCTACACTTTCGTTTAGCATTACTGGTTTTTTAGTATCGCAAGTATTGCAGCCGCAGTCACACATATTATTTAAATAATTTAGGGAAGTTCATACCTAATTCAGAAGATGAAACGTAAACACCGTTTAAAATTCTTTCATCATCTATAGCATCTATTACAGCATCGTTCATAAGATAAAATTTACCTCGCCCGTTTACACTTACGTTTAGTATATATCCTACATCTTTACCCATTCTGGGTTTTTTTAATAGCTTAGTTTTTAAGATTTGCTTAAGTAATTTAGCTGCTCCTTCTTGTGGGGATGCTGAAGGTGCTAATTCTAATCTAGAATATAAAGCATCAATACTAGCATATAAAGGTTCAAACGCATCTATATCTCTTAGCTGTTTATTTTTTTCAAACATAGCCATGATATCAAAAGCTGGGATTATATCTCGTGCTTTAAAATTGCCGGCATTAACTGTAACTTCAGATTCTGCATCAAATTTACTAAATAAGGTTAAAAGAGATACTACTTTATTTAATAATTTTATATTTTCTTTATCACCAGAAAATTTACCTAGTGTAATATTGGATGTATCGTATGATTTAATTTCGCATCCAATACCATCAATGGTTAAATCCGGATCTTCACCTTTTCTAGAATCGGTAACGTTGTGTTTGTTAACGTTAAATTCAAAAGCCCAGTATGTAGCGATTTCTCCTTTACCAGCTCCTGCGGTTGGAACTTCACTATCTTTTTTTAGTGGGAGGGTTGGGTATAATTTTTCCCAAATTTTTTCGTCTTCTCCACCTAAGTTAAAATCTTCACCTAGCTTTAAAGGAGTATTACATGTTGGAATTTTTTCCCCAGTTTTTAAACCTAGTGCTTTACGAATCCTTTCGTTATAGTCAATTTGTGCTTCGTTGATAATAAATTCGCCCATAAAATCTTCTGCTAGTTCAAACAACATAGCTTTATCTTTTGGGTTGTTCATATCAGGATACCCCTTTGGGAATTTCCAACCTACACTTTTAATAAATTTATCTAAACTGTCCATTATACTCCGGGTTCAGCTGCTGGTTCTTCTATTGTTGTTTCGGTCTCTGTTGAGGTAGTTTCTATTCCATTAGCAGGTGCCTCTGCTTTGCTACCATAACGTAATATACGAGAGATAGATTCGCAAGCCGACTCTTCCTCATTTAAGTTAAGTAGGTAATATTTTTTACCTTCTACTTGAGCGATCCAGCTTTTGGGTGTGTAAATAAGATAGAAATCTTGTCCGTTTTTTAAATTGATACGGAATGTTGTAGGACGAGGAGCAACCCAATCAATTGAGGCTAAAAAGTAGTCGAAATCCGGAGATAACAGATCTACTATAACCGCTTTAAGTTCTGGGAATTTTGTTAGCTCATCGTATTCGGCAGCAGCAACGTCAGCCTTAAGTCTGCCTCTGTAGACATCCTTGGCTAACGTTCTGATTTTGGCTACGAGTTCTTCACGAGTCATTATCCTACATCTACTTTAGTAGTTACGAAATTTGGGTTATTAAATTTCTTTTTATAAAGAGGAAAATTAAAATCTTCTTTTCCACTATTCATATAATCAATTGCGGTCTTTAGCTGATTAAGTTTATCTAAAGAATAACCTAAAAATTTTTCACTATTATATTCTTCAGCTGAGGATTTTTGACCTTTTTTTCTTGGGTGACCAATTAATTTTTCTTTCCCATCACTCCAAACATCCATTTCGTATCCACTATATTCAATAGTATCTACTTTTTTAAAGTTATTACCAAATAAACCTTCTTTAACTTTTTGTTTTGCGGTTGGACCTTTACCACCACCTTTTGCTTTGTAGTTAGCTACAGCACCAGCGATTGCTTTAGCTGCTTTTTCTGATTTGCCTTGTTTTTTAAGTTTACCTACAAGTTTTTCGAATGATTCGTCTAGCTCGGCTGTTGCTTTTTTAAAATAGCCTTTAGGTAAACCTTCTTCGATTTCGTCTTCTAGAGGTACTGAAGGAATGTTTGGGATAATATCTTCACCAGTAGCAACACCTACCATAGCATCGATTTCTGGTTCTTTTAATTCGAACTCAAGATAGTGCTTAGCACTAGAAACCATATTTTTAGCTGTGGTAATTTTTGCTTGCCACCATGCTGGGAAATCTACTTCACCTTCACCTTCAAATTGATCTACCATCTGGTAAAGCTCCATAGAGTATTTTCCAATACGATATAGTTCGCTTTTGATCATGTGTGGTTCATCGTCTTCGTGACCTAAGTCTAAATCTTCACCCAAACCTAAAGGTTTTCCTTCGTCATCATATGACATAGGAATTTCATCTTCATCATCTAATTGGGCTTGGTCTGGGTCATAATCTTCGCCTACCATTTTACCACCAATATACTCTTCGTAATCAACAATAAAATCATCTTCACTGTAATCAACATATCCTTCTACCCCATTGAGGCGGATATCATTAACTAATGATTTAACATAAGTAGCCCAATCTCTATCTTCAGGACCCTCCTTTAATTCAATGCCTCTACCCTTAAGGATATCTGCTTTGGTCACTTTGCCATCGCCAGTTAAATCAGGAAATGATTTTTTCTTTTCGTTCATTAAGGCTGCTCTAACTAGTTCTTTTAGATTGGTTTTTTCCATTTCAGATTCTGCTACTTTTTTTGCTATGTTTGTGGCGCGACCATACATTACTTTCTCAGCGTCTGGACCATAACGCTTAACAAGACTACGCTTGTTTTTTTTCATCTTCATGATGACGTCTTCGCGTTTAGCGAGTTCGGCTGAGGAAAGTTTTGCCATTTATTTTATTTTAAAAATCCGAATCTACTCTGGTGCCGAGTACATTATCGTCTTGAGATGCATTTACTTTTTTTTGTTGACCTCTTTTAATTCTACTATTAAATAAAGCTTCTTCATCACCTACAACATCTCTATCTTTTATAGATATTCTATATATTTTTTTACCTTTTAGTTCAGGTGGAGTAGCACCATTATCTACTATATAAAAAAGAGATCTATCTGGTGCTGATAATCTAATATAAAAATAATTAGGATCATCTTTATCTAGTAATTTTTCGTTACTATAACGGCCAAATTCTCTAGAAGCTTTATCTTTTAATTCGTAATCTGGGACTTCACCTCCTGAATCTTTTCTAGTGTCTCTTAAAGCACCAGTACTAGCTCCAAGTCCTGTAAGAGCTCCTGCTAAAGTCAAAGTTAAAATCGCTGGAAGAGTAATAGGGTTTAATAAAGCAAAAGCACCTATAGCTAAGGTTCCTACTCCAGCTCCAGTTGCCATTTTGCCAAGAATTTCCTTAAAATATTCTGATTTTTGGGTTTGTTTTGCCTGGTCTATTGTTACTTCATCTAATGAATTAGAAATAGATTTCAAAACAGATTCAGGAGAAGAACCTGCTTTTAATTGCTTAGCGGCCTTAACAATTTGATCTATGTCAATCCCTGCAGATTTAGCTTGGGATATATATTGTTGAAGTTGCTTAGGATCTTTAGCTAAATCCTTTGCAATTTTTTCAGAAGCATCAATTAACTTACCTGTATCAGGTTTGGTTTCTTCATATAATTTACCTTCAACAAGATATTTTCTTAGATCAAAATTGCTCATAGTATTGTATTTTATTTTTGCTTGTCTTCTGCGGTAGATGCCTTGCGGTATTCTGTTGCTAGTTTTTTAAGCTCACCTGCTGCTTTACGAGCACGTCCGTGTGCTGCTTTAGCTGTTTTGTGGTGTTCGATAGTTAGGGTTTCTAAAACCACTACCATTTTGTCGTGTAGTTCTTGTGATGTCATATCTTTTATTTATTTAATTTTATTTAATTTTTTCCACATTGGGAACATAGATTCGTTCATTGATGATTTGTCTGATAGAATGTCTTTTACTTTTTGTGGGACTTTAACTCCACCTTGCTCAAATTCATCAACAAAATCTTCAGCATCACTTTCAGAATAACCAGCGTCTATTAATTTTTGTTTATTAGATTTTTTACCTTCTTCCATATTGTCATTGTATCCAAATTCATTATTAAGGTAATCTACTAATGTTGTTGAAGGGTTACTTTCAGCAAAAGATAAAATCATAGAAACTAATTGTTCTTGATCCATATCTAACATTCTATCATAGATTAAATCATCGTTTTGTAAAACTTCGTTTAAAGATTTTTTCATGGTTGTTTTATATTTACATATCTATATCTTGGTTATCCCTTACTAATTCATTCCATTCAGGAATTCTTTCTAATATAGCAAGTACTCTTTTACCTTCATCACCCATTTCTAAAAGTTGGTTAAGTATCGCCATTACATTATTAAAAGTAATAAAATCACCTTCGTTTAACAATGCTTTAGCGTACTCGCCTTCTGTTAAAAGGCCAGCTAGTTTTTTCATTCTAAGGATTTCGAGTGATTCGTCCACTTTTGCTTTTGTAGGCTCGTCACCTGCAACAACGAAATCACGAGTAAAGAATGTGATTGTGTTACCAACCTGAGTGATGAATTTTTGATCACCAAACTCTTCTGCTTGTGCTCTTAGAGTTTCTAGTGTGTCAAGGATTTTTCTTGTTTCACCTGGGAGAGAAGATAAAGAAACAATTCTTTTATCTACTACGATTGAATCGTTTGCTGTTTTTTCTTCAGCGTCTACTTCCATGTCTGTTTCTTCTTCAGCGTCTACTTCCATGTCTGTTTCTTCTTCTTCAGCTTCAGCTAAATATGGATCTACTTTAGTACCTGTGATACGAGCTAGAATATCGTCTAGGCTTTCTTCTTCGTCTTCGGCTTCATAAACAGGATCGTACATACCACCTAAAGCAGCATCATCGTCTTGAGCATTAGTGAAATCTGCCTCTGATAAGAAAGCAGTTTTAATCATTTCTTTAAGTTCTGATTTTTTCATTTGAGTGATAATTTGTTATAAATATGTGTTTATTTATTAAAGCGTACCTTTGCCTTAGGTGTGTTCTTGACAAATTGCTTGCCTTTCTTACTTCCTGCTACCTTTTTTCGCGCTGTAGCGGCTCGTTCAGCTTGGGTTAAGCGTTGTGCTTTGGCTTTAGGTAAGCAACGAGTTGTTGCTTGACCTTTTTTCATTGTACCACAAGGACCGGTTATATTACCTGCAGTATCGATACGCACCCAGTTCTCTTTTTTGAACCAGTCGCGTAGCGATTCTGTAATTATCTCTTGTAGACGTTCGTGGGTCATAATTAAATTAATAAAGCAGCATCCTTAACTATATCTACTACACTTTTACCGGCTTTAACTCCATCAGCTAATGTTGTAAGAACTGGACCTACTCCTACTAAGTGTTTGATGTGGGAAGCAACTCCATATCCAGCAACACTAAGCATGGCAGCAGCATATATAATGTTGGCTAATTTTTCTCTATATTTTTCGTCTTGTAGTTTAGTTTTTTTACCAAACATTTCGGCAGTCCAAGCTACAAATTGAAGCATTTTTCTAATAGGGTATGTGTAAGCTTCGTGCAAACTATGACCAGCGTGTTTAGCCATATTACCTATTTTAGCACCAAACTTTTCGTCTCTCTGTTTTTTAGCCTGCTCTAATCGAGATCTTTCTTCTTCTTCTTTAGGAGAATTTTTTTTATCTAAGTTTTCGATATATTTCTCCATATCTTCGATATACTTATCTAGTTTAGCTAATTCAGCTTGTTCTTCATCAGAAAGGCCAAACATTTGTTTTGCTTTATTAGCTATAGATCCTACTAAATTAAGTGCAGGTGGAATTAAACCTGCAATTGTAATAGCTAAGGTAACAGCTGATTCATCAACTTTAGCTTTTTCTTCTTCAGTAGGTTCTTGATCGGGAACATCATCAACAGAAACATTTAGAGCGGCAGCTGCTGCTTTTTCTATTTCGTCATCACTTATAGCTTCAAAAATTAAATCCTCGTTTAAAAGAGGGTTATTAGCTAAATATTTTCTTAAATCAAAATTATCCATAATATTATCCTTGCATTTGCCCTTTACAAACTTTAACAGCACGACCTGAGAGATAAGCGGATGATTTTTCTCCAGCTGCTTGTCTCTTTTTGATATATGCTTTACCTTTTGGGCAAAGTTCCTCGTATACCATATTTTCACCTAAACGGATAGTCTCGTCAATATCATCTACGTTAGCAATCTTCATTAAGATTCTGTCTAATACCGCTGGTGTAAGGCCTGGTGTTTTACCTCCTGGAAATTCGGGGTCGTCTTTTAAATATTGTGAATAGCCTGTTTCTTCTTCGATTGGTTCGCCTACAATATCAGTGTAATCTTCCATTGAAAGAAGACCTCTTAACTTAACTGCCTCGATAGCGCGTTCTGTTACCTTGTGTAGATCAATATCTTGTTCGGCGTCCTCTCTTGCGTATTCTAACATGCGAAGAAATAGGGGCACATCCATTGCGATAATGTCTGTTGGGTCTTCTTGTGATTGCTCTGGGAGTGGTTTAGAGAAGAATTCTTGTACTTTTTTTAGGTCTTTCATTTTTTGTTAAATCTAATTCTTGGCCAGAAATCTCTTTCTCCAGGTTCATAATCATAATCAAAGTTAGATCGTTTTTTATCTACTATATAACCTTTAGATTCGATCCAATTAATCATTCTTTCAGCTGTGTCGTCTCCAATAATATCTTTTGTACGTATAGTGATACTATCTTCATCACTACTAGCTCGGACTTTAAATTCTTCACTGAATTCTTCGCCTAAACTTTTTTCAGCTTCATTTAAAGATTCTTTCATACCTAATTCGGCGTGAAGTATATCCATAAAAGGATTAAAATTTTGAGAACCGTATTCGTCCTTTAAAATTTTAGCTACTGCTAAAGCAAAATCCTTATATGATAGATTTTCATCTACGGTTTCAATTGCCTTGCTAATTACTGTAGCAGTTTTATCAGAGATATTTTCTAGAAGACCTGCTTCTGAAAGATATTGTTGCTTAAACCATTTAGTAGTATTGAATCCCATAATGTATTTCTTTATAAATATTAGTCTTTCTTTAGACTTTGCAGATATTTAATAGTTTCTTCTTTTGATTCAAGAAGTTTATTTTTTACTGAACCTGTCCATTTTTCAACATCACCTGCTTCGGTAATATAGGACTGAATATCACTATGTTCTATTTCTTCGTTAATCCAAATTTGGAATTCTTGGATGATACCTTCAATATCGGAATTATGTATCATTTTTTCATATTCTTCCCAAAGTCCCTGTTTTCGAATTTCATATTCAAAATCAATTTGACAGTTAAAGCAGCGCTTATACATGCTATACCACTTTTTATCCAAGTGGGGTTTCATCGGTTTTTTACACGAGGGGCAAAAAATCGGGAAATTAACTGCTTTACGGGCAGCATCAAGTTTCGTAACATTTTGTTTAATGCCCTCCTTAATAGTCCATGTCTTATCTCCTTCAACCCATATATCTCCTTCGCTATGCGGACCTTCTTGCCCTTTTGTAAAACCGACTGATACTTGGGATTTATCTGCATGTTTGCCTTTTACTAAATTTCTTAACCTTTGAACGTCTTTTTCTGCAAATTGTTTTTTTAGAACATTATCTTTACTCATAAACCTAGTTCTTGTAACTGTTTGATTGTGTTAGCTGCTGAAGTGTGTAATATGCCTATACCACCGTTAGCATTCCATTTATCGATAGTATCTTTTCTATCGTCAATTAAAATTTTGTTTGGTCCCGCAAAATCCGCTTTTCTACCAGCAGAGCGGAAATATATTTTACGCATATTAGGTAAACGTTGAACCCACTCGGTTTTACCTTGCATTGATTCATTGTTTTCTACTTTGTAACGCTCCTCAAATGGGATGTCGAAATTAACAGAAGGAGCGGTTAAAACATATGGGTTATATCCTTTGATATAGTCCCAAAGTTGTTTTCCGTCGGGCATCCAATCTAGGTTAGCCCAATATGAACGTTCGGGAATGTCTTTTTCTTTTAGACTGTTTCTAAATAAACTCCAAAATTCGTTTTTACCTTGTGAATCGGCGTGTTGGGTGCTTACACCTGTTAGTTCTTTATACCCCTCATCGAAGTCTACTAACACACCATCCATGTCACAAAATATCACATATTTCTTCTCTCCCATTTCCTTATCCATTTTTTCAACACCCGTATCATGAAGGTACGAGGTCTCTTTTACATAGTCACTGGTAAAGGAGGGTAAACCTAGAGGTTTTAATCTTTTAGCCCATAAATCAAGAATTTCTTTTCTTTCTTTTTGATTAACAGGTTGCTTGTCTAAATAATCATCTATAACTGCTAAGAATGGTCTTCTAGATTTTTTGGCTTTAAGGTACATTCCCTGAAGCATAGCATCCACTTCTTTTTCTAGTTTAAAGTAAGCTGATTTAGGAAGTAGATCGGCATCAATCATTCTTCTTAAAAGTGTATCATCATCCATTAACTTTCCAGGTCTTACTAATCTAGGATCTTTTTGAGCTCTAGGATCATCTATTGTAACTACTCCCTTTACGTTAGCTCCTTCTTGAGTTAAGTGTTCTAGCTCGTGCCTAATAACGTCTTTTAAATCAAATGATACTGTCTGCCAGTCTATATCTTTGGGAATATCAAAGCGAACTGAAAGAAGTGGTTGGATTTCTTCATCATTCTCATCATATCCAGCGTTTGCCCCTCCATCTACTTTATAGGTATCTTCTGTGTAGACTGCTTGAATTGCAAAATCAAATTCGAAATCATCAGAGACAATATCTGGATCTTCATCAGCTGGTCCTACTACAAATAACTCGTCTACTACTTTTTTACCAACATCGTAGCCGTCTTTGATTAACTCAAATGCTAAACGAGAAAGCTCGTTGGTGAATTTATCGTAGCGACCTTCTGTTAGCTGTTCTTCTTCTAACCCTTGAGCTAGTTCGCGAGCGTATTGGTTTAGACCAAATGGATCTTTTACTTTACCGCTTGGATTATTTTGTTTTTTGTAGTCATCCATGTTTTTATTGGATGTTTTTTGACCATCTTCCTGTAAACTATCTGTCCAGTTACGGAACGTCATAGTACCCTTTAGATTAGCTTCAGCTTCAATATCGTTTAGATGATCGTCCTCTTGAGTATTTGTAGTTGTAATATCTCCTAATCTACCCTCTAGATTTTGAATGTGGTGAATTATCTCATGCGCGTAAGAACGCACAATATCTTTGGGATGACGCCCGTAAGTGTATAGGGTGATAGACTTATTGATCGGATCATAGTACGCGGTTTTACCCAAGAATTCTTCGGCATTATTTACGTCATCACCTACTAGCTCAATGCTAGGAGCTGGATCGATATTGTATCCTTTCCCACGCATGTAATTGGTTAACTCGGCTATTTTTTCGAGTATGTCAATAGATGGAATAGTGTTTTCTTTTAGTGGTTTGTATCCTGAACCGTATGGGGCTGCTTTGCCTGGTGTTTCTTTTAAAACGTTGGGCTCCAAAATATTGTAGATATCCTCTTTCTCGTTAGCTGGAATCTCAGTAGGCAAATAAGTGAAGAATTTCTCTTTATCTCCTTTTTGAAGTGCTTTACGAGCGTTTGTTCCGCTCATATCACCAGCTGGAGTTTTGATTACTCGAACCTCAACGTTTGGGTATTTTTCTTCTACCCCTTTAGTGCGCGATTTGATATCTTGTAGATCGTCTTCTCTACCTTCACGATAACCCAAAACAAAGTATATTTTCTCGTCTGGGTGGTTTTTAGCGTAACGTAAGATATCTCCGATTGGGGTTGTGGATGGTTCTATTTGAACTTTAGATGGGAGCAATTCCTTGTAAATATCCCATACTTGCATAGATTGTTCTTGTTCGATTCCATCTCTAACACCTCCACCAACATAGATTAGAAATTTGTCTATGTCTTTGAAATCTTTTAAAGCGGTTTTAACTAAGTCAAAGTGACCTTTGGTAGGTGGTTTAAAACCACCCCCATAGATTGCTGTAACGGATTTTCCGTCTATTAGCTCGTTAACTAAAAACTTTGTAAGTTGGTCCATTTACTTAAGCTTCATGATAAGCTCTTTGGCCTTGCTTTTCTTTTCTTCAATTTCTTTTTTAGCTGTTCTGTACTCGTCCATTTCACGCTTAAGAGCTTCTTTCTGCATTTCGTACTCTTTCATAGCTAATTTAGCTGCCTTACGAGCTGCTGATTTATTATTAGAAGTGTAAGCACCCGCAATCTCGTTCATATCAATTTGATCATAGATTGAAGCAGGACGAACCATATCGTCCATAGACATACCTCTTTTAGGTTTCATTACAAGAATGATCTCGCCGATCTCGTTATATGGCTCTACCATTTCCATTGTTTCTGCTTCAAGGGCTTCCTTGATAAGGGATTTTAATACTGATTTTTTCATGAGTTAAGGAATTGTTTTATTTTAGATTGTGCTTCTGGGATAGAAACGGTTTGTTGTAAAATGTCTTGAACGTTTTTCTCGTCGCGTAATGATATAATTTCTTGTTCAAGTTTTTCTTTTTCAGCTCTAGATCTAGCCTGTTCTTTTTCTGTTTTTGGTTTAGTATCTTGAGGGGTAAATGGTTCGAGGTAGCGCTTTACGATTTTATCTAAGCTTGCTTTACCGAATGGATCCTTATCTTTTGTAGTAGCTACAAAGTTTTGACCGAATAAGTTAAGGTACGGGATAAAGTTTTTAGTTACGTTAGCCCACGTTTGCATTACAATACCAGGCATTAAACTTCTATCCTCACCAGCAGAACGCTCGAATCGATCTTCGTTTTTCTTAAGTGATTTCTCAAGTGAAGAATATACAAACACCATCATTACATCGTACCCAGCTGCCTCTAAAGTATTTTTTAGCGATTCTGTTTTCTTGTATGATGCTGCTGTACCATCGATTACGATGTTTTCTCTAGAGCCAATCTCTTGTGCTAAAGCCTCTTGATAGTCTTTTTGGGCAGCTTGCATAGCACGAGCAGCTCCACTTCTACCTTCAGCATCTGCCATTTTTAAGTCAAGTGAAATACCTGCGTCGCGAAGGTTTTTGATAAAGAAATCGTCAATGTTCATTACTTTTAAACCAAGGTCTCTAATAACATCGTCTATAACAGAGGATTTACCAGCGCCAGGGGCACCAGCTAAAATAATAGCTTTAGGGGCACCTTGTGCCTCTCTAAGTAATCTCACTAATGAAATCATATACGCGCGTTTACGTATAAATATCAGAGCTCTCTCTTAACTGTAGTTCTGAATTCAGTAAAGATAGGGCTGTGATTTGGGTTTTCTAGATCGAATAATTTCTTAACAGTCTTGAATATATCCATGTTTTCCTCTAGAGTACGAGGCGATTCATAGATTTCCCATCCCTTACCTTGTATAGATCCGGTTTTTGGACCACGCTTAGATGATTTAAGCCACAAAATAGCTGTGCGGTCAACGTGCTTACCGTAGCATTCCTCGTAACACGTAGCGTAGGCGGCTGTTTGTAAATCGTACGTGGTTTGTAAATTATTAGAGGTTTTAAAGTCGATAATCCATAACTCGTCCTCAATCTCGCAAACCAAGTCACAGGTGCCCGCAATCTCATATACATCAGAGAACAAATGAACTTCGGTCTCAATCAATTTAGGTTTGTATGTTTCCCAAAAGTCTACAAAACGAAGAAACATCTGCCATACATCTGGATTGTGTTGTGGGTTACCCCACTCGTTTAGGAAATGGAGCTCTTTACCGTTCAAATAATCTTCGATTAGCTCGTGGGTAGCTGTACCTTCTTCACCTGCTTTTTTAACAATATATTCTGAAGAATATCCTACTTTCTTTAACCAATCCTCAAAGAACTTTCCTTTAGGGTAAGCCGACAACACATAAGTGATAGAGGGATAGTATTTCCCATTACGTCTATAATAACGTGAGTCTGGCATTGTAATCTGTTTAGCATCTTCAGAGATCTCTAGGATTCTGTTATAAGATTGCTTGATGTTTCTTTTACTCATATAAGTTCTATTTTCTTAGCCATCAAATCATAAGTGGTTAATGGATAAGTGTTTTGGATAAGGTTTGTAAAATTTTCAAAACCCATTTCGCTTGGATCTTTTTCATCCAAATCTACGAGGTAAACCTCTTTACCCTCGTTTAATAATAGTTCAGCAAATCGCAAAGCATCCTTCATTGCATCTTTATCCAGAGCAATGTAAATTTGTTTTACGGTTGACGTTACAATTCTTTTCATCAAATTCTCTTGCAAGTGTTTTCCAAGCAAGGGAATAGCGTTGCGTTTGATTGCTAAAGCATCAAATGGTCCCTCACACAATACGAGTGGAGAGGACCAGTTTACAAATAGCTCAAACGGTATAATATTTTTATTTATTGGTGGATTCTTGTATTTGACTGGGGAATTCGAGTCAAAGTTACGAGCCACGAAATAGTTTAGTTTAGCTTCGCTGCTATACGAGGGTATAACGATCATTTTGTTATATACACCACCCTCACAATAACCAATATTGTATTTAAGTATATCGTGTTTAGAAATACCGCGCTTCTTTAAATAGTTTAAAGCATGTCTTCCTATAATATCGTTTTTGGTAAGCTCTGATAGTGGTTTAAATTCTTTAGGTAGTTCTACCTTGCTAGAATTTTCACTAGAGGTGATTTGTCTTGTAGACCCTACTAATGAGCGTAGCTCGTTTATTTTATCTAACGGAGCATCTATCTTTTTGAATAAACTAAGTAGTTTAGAGCCTCTAGCATCGCAAACCCAACAGTGCCAACTCTGAAAGTGAGTAGCATTCTCATCAAAACTGATTTCGAGTTTGGGTTTGTGGTGGTTACATAGGGGACAAATATGTGCTTGATTACCTCGAGCAGTGGGTTTACCGTGTCCTATAACAGAGTTAACTAAGTTGACTACTAGTTGATTTACCATGCGAACAAGGTAAAAAAGAAAGCTTGGATAACCAAGCTTAACTTTAAAGATATTTTATTTAATTTATCTCAAATATTTCCTTATCGGTAATGATCAATTCTGTCTTGTAATGTATCAATAATAAATTGGATTGCTAATTCTTCCCTAGTTGGGCTAAAATATTCACTATCATCATCAACAATGCCTGAACTGAATACTGAAGAATTTAAAAATGTTTCTACTTCACCTTCTAAGAAAATTTTTTCTTCTAGAGTTAATGGTGGTGCTTCATTTTCGTTTTCTTTTAAAACACCTGCTAATTTTTGCATGCGTTTAATTTCTTCAGATAAAATTTGTTTCCCCATTTTATTAATTATTAAATATTATTTTATGATAAATATGTTGTTTATTCAGTAAAGTCTTTTCTGAAGAATTTCCCGAGCACATTATCGTTGTACCATTTTTCTGGCTCTTCCAATACCCCCATTGTAAACAAATATTTGCACTCGTAATAAGTTAATAACTTTTTGTTGGGAACCAACTTTAAGATGACTCTCTCGAACTCATCTTGTCTACCTTGCTTAAGCAACTCCAGTATAGGTTTAGCTGAACCATAGTATGTTTTCCAATCACTTTCCTTTTGAATTACCTCGGTAGATGATTTTCTGCCTCTACCTGTTTGTTCAGCGAGTTGTTTTTTGGTGAGTTTTTTCTTCACGTTGTGGTGTAGTACTTTCTTACCAATATAAGAAAATCCACTTGGAACGTGAGTAACCTGATAAATAAAACCATAGGTATCTGCTGGGAAGTTTTCTAAGCTAGATACCTCTTTGTCATTGTATAACCACATTATCTGTCTATATTAACTAGTATTGTTGTATCTGTTGTATCTGAGGTAGGTAATGGTTGAGCTAATTTACCTATTGCTAGAAGATTTTGTGCTTCATCATATAAGCCTACTGTTGTAACATATGGGCTAAAGTAGGAACCGGTTACATTATTAGCTAGAGTTCCATCTCCTCTTTGAGAAAAATAACTTCCATTTACTTCAATAACAGATCCGCTTTGTTGTGCTGATGGGTTTAATGTAGCATTAAACTCACTTTCTCTTAAAGTACATTTATATTGCGCTTCATAAATTGTCATTGAAGAAGAGAATGAACAAGTCATATTTGTCTCTTGACTCCAAAATGAAAGATCTTCGTTATAAATCTGTCCTTGAGTAGTTAATATAGCTAACCCGTGAGTATAAATTATATTACCTATGTAAGTACTTCCTGAAAGTAAATTTCCTTGACCATCATCTAAAATAGCTCCGTCAACACCAGCTGCCCCACAATACCAATTAAAACTATTAGGTACTATATATTCCCCGTATAATTTAGAAGGTATAGACAATACTAAAATCTCAGCATTAGAAGCTGTTGGAAAATATCTATTAGGTACTAGTGTACTTTGTAAAAAATTATCATATAGTGGACCTTCTGCTTGACCTATAAAAACATCCCCAGACCCTGAAGGCCCTGCTCCTGGGACTAATACAGGTTGTGTTACATTATCTCCTGTACTAGAAGATAAAAAGTTAGAGTAATAAAGCTGTTTAGCTGAGTTATAAACTAAAGCTTGATATTGAGTAGATAAAGTACCTGTAGTTGATTGATCTGTAAACCAATTGACATTTATTCCAAAAAATCTATCAATACCTACTAATTGCCCATCAGACCCAGTAGCCCATTGAGTATAGGGAAAAGAAAAACCTTTGTTAACCACAAATGGGTTAACAATTATATCAGAGGCTAAAAATTGTTTCCAAGCACTCATTCATTTAGAAATCAAGCTTTACTCTAATAAGAGCTTCCTTAGTGAAGTCTTTAACTAGTGGTCTAGAAAGTTTAGCCACAGCTAATAACTCATTTGAATCATTATACAAACCTACAGTTGTAATATAAGTTTGTGGGTTATTGATATACACTGGATAAATTACCTCCCCAGTTGAACCTGAAATAAATGATGGGTTAGTTGTATAGTTAAACTCAGCATTTTGTGGTCTAATAAATACGTAATCTGAAGTTATATTTTCTTGAGAGTTTAATTGAAAACTACCTCCGTTTTTAATAGTTGTAAATATAATTTTATTATTTAAACCATTAGCGTTAGCACTTCCTGAAAGAAATCCTAAACTTACACCCCCACTAGCTATAGGTAATTCTAAAGCTTTAGAATTTAAAAGTAAAGTACCTAAATCTGGGAGGAACCAACCATATGATCCTGAAATAGTATAACCTGCTTGGCTTGCTCCTGATGGAACTCCAGCTGTAGTAGCTGTACCATTTGATCCAGAAATAATTTGATAAACTCGAGTACCATTAATGTAAGGCACTACAGATACATCATTACTGTTATCTGTTAAAAATACACTATTACTACCACTAGTTAACTTTAAGTTTAAAGAACCTGGGAATAATGATTGTTTGTAATTAGCTCTTTCAACTGAAACAATATAAAAACTAGATTGAGTTACACTACCAAAAATAAAAGGAGCGTTTTCATCTTCTAAAATTAAATTTTTATATTGACCATACAAAGTACGAGAAGGACTTAAACCTGGTACAGCTGCATTATAAGCTGTAGATCCCGAACCAAATTTATTAGCAAATCCTAAATAAAACTGAATAGCAGCAGTATCATCTGAAGATGCCGTTTGATAAACTGCTAGTACATAGTCACCTTGTGAGCTAGCTTCTTGAGTTGAACTAGTAAAGAAAGTAGTTAAATTATATACGTTATTAGTCCAACAAGGAGCTGTAACCGAATCAGCTGATATTAAAAAATCGGATGGGGTTAATCTTTTAAATGACATAATTAAGCTGAGGTTTTAGTAATCGTTACTGGAATTGTAATACGGGCACCTGAATCTCTACCTACTACTGTTAAAGTAGCTTGTAAAATTGAATTTGAACCAAATAAAGTATTTACTGTAGTTGCAGTCATGTTAATTGTAGTACCTACAACTGTTTTAGACACGTTAGTACCAATAGTTACAGTTTGATTTAAAGCTGCAGCATCGGGGGTATTAATACCTACTCCATTAAATGTGTTAAGTACTCTAACGTCTGAAATAGTAGCAGTATAACCTGAAGTTTCATAGGTTGAATTACCACCTAAATAGTTTAGTGTTTGAGGAGTAATAGCAAGTGAAGCACCTTGTTTTAGAGTAATTGCGGCGTATCCTAGATCAAGTACTGGCATTTTAGAAGTTCCACGAGGTAGTGTAGTTAACACATACTTCATCTCTTGTGTTACAAGAGGAAATGCTTCTAAAAGAGGCATGTTTTCAATTGCTTGACCATAGTAAGCTGAACCTGATGGATTATTTGGATTGTAAAGTGTATAATCAATCTCGTCATCAGATAAAGCAAACTGAGTGATTCTGAATGAACCGTCATTTTTAGCAAGTAACTCTCTACCTACATCTGTTAAGATAGCATCTACGGTTACGACTGCATTATTTAAATATCCCATTTGTTTGAATGCTTAGTTTTGTTATAAATATACGAAAGAAAAATTTGAGTGACAAGTTATCTTATACTTGGGGTAAAGGTTGTTGGCAAATTTTGAATACATGTCCCCATCTTCCTCGAATCATAGTATTAACATTACCCTGAGCTTCAGGATTTAGTATAATATACCCTTCATCATCCTCAGGATTATCAGCATTAATTATAGTAAAACCTATCCCATAATGGTTATATCCTGAAATATCTGCAACTCCTGTGGATCTCCAGTTATTAGTAGCTCTAACAAAAGTTTCACTAAGGAATGGGGTGTCACTAGCATTTATACCTCCTATAAATCTAACATTATATTCAATTACCTTAGGATTATTAGTAGAAGTATTAGGATTATAAGGATCATAATATAAATCAGGACCCCAAAATGTTTCTAAGTGAGCAGGTTTAGGAGTTAACCCAAATACCATCATACAAACCCCAAATGAAGCAAAATCATTAGATCCAGTTATGTTTCCTATAAAAGAAAAATTAGTTGCTAAATATGGTCTTCTATAAGCTGGAGCTGTTGATGGGTCTGGGTCTTGAGCGTATGGAGTGTACATAACAGTATCCATAGGTAGCATGTTAGAAATTTCTCCAGCATAAAGAGGGTCTTGGTCTAAAAGGCTACCTTCATAAGTAGCAGGAGACGTAAGAGAAGCTAGGATGGCATTGGCAAAATTTGTATTAATTTTAGCATTAGGAACAGAAACTGGGATTTCAGAAGTACCTCCTGTGTAAGCCGGGTTATTAAAGTTATACATCTCATAAGAAGGAGTAGTACTAATTCCCCCAGCTTGAGTAGCTAATATAGGTAAAGTATAAAGTCTTCTAAATTTTAACTGAACATTTTGAGCTGTACTTTGAAGAATAGCTGCTGATTGAAATGCTACAGCATTACCACAAGTAGCCCCTCCTGTAGGAGAAGTACCAGAAGTACCGGCAACCCCAGAACTACCAGTAGCACCTGAAGTACCACTGACTCCTGAAGTGCCATTTATGCCTGATGTGCCTGCAATTCCTGAAGTACCGTTAACACCTGAGGTACCGTTAGCACCAGAAGTACCTGCTGTACCGTTTATACCAGAGGTACCTGAAATTCCTGAAGTACCTGAAATGCCATTTGTACCTGAAGTTCCAGAAGTACCTGCTGTACCGTTTATACCAGAGGTACCTGCGATGCCTGAAGTTCCAGCAATTCCTGAAGTACCGTTAGTACCTGAGGTACCTGCAGTACCGTTAATTCCTGAGGTACCATTAATACCAGAAGTACCATTAATACCTGAGGTGCCGTTGATTCCTGAAGTACCACTTATACCTGCAGTTCCTGAAGTTATACCTGGGGTTGAAGTACCTGAAGTACCTGCAATACCCGAAGTGCCATTAGATCCTGAAGTACCTTGAGCTCCACTAGTTCCAGTTGTTCCTGATGTGCCAGGAGAACCTACACCAGAAGTACCTGAGGTGCCTCGAGCTCCTGAAGTTCCTGTAGTACCTGAAGTACCATAAGAGAAACCGGATGTACCAGCAGTACCCGCTCCACTTGTTCCTCCCCCACCTTCTGTAAGAGAAGTAATACCATCATTATCAATGGTTAAAACATAGTTTTGCCATCCTGAAGGGATGATGGGTAGATTAAATTTATTAAAGGCTAAACGTCTATCTACCCAAATACCACCATCAGTATCAACTCGTTTATTGGCTATTCTTTTCTCACCCATATATTATTAAGATCCTATAAGGCCTTTTTCTTCTAGATTTTGTAAAATACTGTCTATTTTACCTTCAATTCTACCTAATAAATATTCAGGTTTTAAAATACCCCCACCTGAATCACCTGCAGGTTTATCTACATCAAGAATAATGAATGCAGGGTCATCTACATATCTTCTGATTAAAAATTGATTAACATCTATTGTTGATGGTATATTTTTATTTAAAGTTAAATACAATCTGTTAGTATAAGTTACATCAGTAATAGTATAAGCTTCAGATTCTACTCCTTCAAATCTAATTTCATCATAGGGTTGGGGAATAAAAGGATAACTAATAGCATTAAATCCACTATTAGGTATTCCTGTAGCAGTGTAACTATAGAAACTAGATAATTCTGTAGATCCGGTTAAAACATTTTTTACAACAGTGTTAGTTATAAAATAGGGGCTGCTTGATGTGGCAGCAGTTCCTGGGGATTTAGATTGAAGGTTATAGAAATATGACCCAGCCACTATTTTAATTTCGGCCATATTAGTTGTAAATGGATTAATTGCAAGTGATGTTATAGCTACTCTAACCCTATCGCCTGCTGAAAAGTTTAAAGGTTGAGTTTCAATTATTACCTCTTGAGAATCTTTTTGATTTTGCTTATTAAATGTTAAATTAGCGATTGATAAATTAGTCCAAACTGAATAAGGGCTAGCTGCTTTTTGAATTGCGTATGTTACAGTAGCTTGTTGATTTGGCTGATTAAATGTAAGATTTATATAAGAAAAAAGAGATGCTATAAATCTAACTTGAGTATCAGTATCTGTAGGAAATTCGTATTCGCCTGATGAAGTGTTGAAATAATAAGGTGGGGTACCATTATCAAAAGATTCATTATTCCAAGTTAAAACTCCAGGTGTTGTATCAAAAACTGTTCTAATATTATTAAATTCTCCTGTAATACGGTTGGCTTGGAATAACCAATTTGTAGTGGCTGATGTACCTGGTTGTAAGTTAAAGTTAATAGAGCCTGTAAAGTCATACCCAGTTGTATTACCATTACCATCATATATAGAATACTGGTTGTAAAGAATAGGTTGGATAGTTTTACCACTCTTAAATATAGGATAAGAACCATTTAAAATAGAAAGTTCAGTTCCAAATATATTGGTATTAGTTAGAGCGGAGTCAGCT